CACCAGAATGCTTCCGAGACTGGCTCTATCATCCCTTCGGCTCCCAATAGCTGATTCATCTTTCCATAGATCTTTGCTAGCCTTCCTTTACGGGAAGGCTTTTTTATTGTGAACATTACACAACTCAGAGAAGTAATTACTGAATTGCTTTCTGCATCGCCTAATTTAATTGGCACCTATACACTGCCAAATAACTCTACTATTCCTGCGGTGTATGTAGTTGGCCCTCAAAGCGTACCGAAAGAATGGAAAGTAAAAGGATTGGAGGTGGCCATTCGGCAATTTCCGCAATTAGCTCCAGCTTCACCGCTGGGTGGCACGGTAAAGGTGACGCAAGTATGGGAGGTGATATTGACGCAGTTTACGCCTAGTGGCACTCAAATGGCTACAGCAATGGACAGAATGGTAAGACGTTTTCCAGATGCTACGCCACGATATTTCCAAGGAGATGACGTGGCTTATGAGCGTTGTCGTTTCTTGATTCCCGACCTTATTCTTCGCAATTTAATTGCATCATGAGCGGGATCATTGTTGGCGGAACAGTTTTAAATGCAAAGATCTTGGAAGCAAAGGTTACTAAGGCTTTTGAAACCTGGGCTCGTTTTGATGTGAATGATTATTTTCGTGATCAATTCTTAGAAGACAAGTGGGATTACGATGGAGAAACTCAGCGCAAAAGCGGAGAATTTGTCGGTCCAGAACCTCGGAATATTTTTGATTTAGGTGATCTATATAGAAGCGGAAGAGATAGTTTTAAGATTGAACAAGGTGGCGTTGATATCACTGCATCTTGGGACTGGGATGCTAAAAATAGTTCAGGAAGAGGATACGCCTGGTATGTTCATGAAGGATTATCAACCAACATTGAGCCGCGTCAATGGACGGACATCTTTCAACAGCGCGATTTGTTTAGCCAGAGCGGCGTGAGCAAGGAGCTAAGATCTCGCATACGCACTGCATTAAACAAGTGAATATTGACTACCTTTGGAGCGAAGATAAAACCGTGCATGCCATTAACAATGCATTGGACGGTGCAGCGTTGGAAGTAGGCATCTTGTGTCTTATTTCTTGCCGAGAAGAGACCATTAGAATAAGCAACGAAAATCATTCAATGCTGGTTGAAGTGCCTAAAGAATTTCGCTCTAGCAGCGAAAGAGTGAAGGTCTTCAATGCATTGTTAACTGTTCTTGATCATGAGCAAATACAGCTTCCTTCTGCAGACTAAAGCCGAAGATTACTTTGAGCTTCTTCCCGAAATCCGCATGAAGAAATATGGCGGCTGGCTTGTTGCAGAAGCCATTGAGCAAGAAGAAATTAGCAAACTGCAAAGTCAGGCAACCATCCGCGCTGTGCAACTTGCAAAGAAGATTGCCCTTGCGAAAGACATTCCTCTTGATGAAGCATTTGGCTTGCTTCAGGGCGGTGGTGGGTCCATCACTGAAGCCGAGCTTCTTTCTGAATACACAGAAGAAACTCTCAGCATGATTACTAGTGGCTCTTCAGTGGAAAGCACTAACGCTCGCATGGTCACTGCATTCATCCGCTCTCGCGGGCAGGGTTTGATTGATGGCGAATGGCAAGATCTTGCTGATTGGGAACTGGAAGACACTAAAAATCTTCCTCGTAAAGCCATTGCAAAAGTGGTGGAGTTTATTGCTGAAGAGCAAAACGCTGAGACGCAGGAGGCAGTGGCGGCAAAAAAAGCGACGAAGAGGAATTCTCCTCAGTAGCAGAAATGCTGGAGGCGCGGGCACGTAACCAGCTTAAAAATCTGACCAATTGGAACGAAATTTATTTCCGACTTTCTGCATCGGATTTTAATGATAAGCGATGGCATGCTGATCAATTTGGTCGGCAGCCATTGTCCGATATTAAGCGTGCATTGAAATATCTTGATAAGCATGACGTAGCAAAATATAACGTGCAAAGCGTTGCTATTGCAAAGCTTGGCACAATGGCGGCTGGCATGATGGCGGGACGCAAGTCTAAAGTGAAGCCGGAAGATTTCTTGCCGTTCGATACGAAATCTCTTCAAAAAGATAGCGGCGTTACTGATGCAAGCCTGATTGTTCTTCAGCGTTTGATGAAGAGCAGAAGGATGGACGGAAGGGTGATTGCATTACTAGCCGATGATTTAAAGGCTTTTTCTGGGCGTAATCAGGAACAATGATTATAGAATGAAGGGAATGTGATTAGAAAGTAAGATGGCAGCTCAAGACGCCGAACTTCAGCTTAAGGTAAGTCTTGACCTGGCATTTTTTCGACAGCAATTAGCAGGACTGGGAAGTGCTGCTGCTGGCACTCCGTTAAAGCTGCAAGTTCAATTTGACAGGCGTAGTGTACAGAATGAGCTTAATGCTCTTGGCGTAAATATTAAGAAGCGCGATTATCGTTTAAGCATTCAAACAAATTTAGACGCGGAGATTAAGAAAGCTAGAACACTAGCCGAAGAGTTTCGGAATTTAGAAAAAGGTGCATTTGCTTCACCTCAGCCAAAACAAAGGGGTTCTTTTACCAAGTCTGCCTTTCGGGGCATGGACTTGGGCGACATCAGAAAACTGTATGAAGAAGCTGCGAATGCTGGTTTGCTGTCTTATGACGAAGCAATCGCTAAAAACAGAAAAAACATAGAAGCGGCTTTGTACGGCCTTGGAAAAGATTCTATTACTGGCCTTTTAAATGGTCTTAAAAGCGACAACGAAAAACTAAAAGTTGCCGCAAAAGCTTTAGGAAAAGATCTTATTTCTTCTGTTAAAACTGTCCTTGGCATTGCATCTCCTTCTCGTGAATTCAAGAAAATTGGCGAGGATTCTGGAGAAGGTTTAGAGCTTGGCCTCAAGTCTGGAATTGGAGAGGCCACTCGTATTGGCATTAAAGAAATGCGCGATTTATTCCGCGCATTACAAAGTGAAGCTCAATCAGGAGCAGCCCGTCTACAAGCGACGATGCTCGGTGCAATGGCGGGGATTGTCCAATTACCGGGAGGTAGACAGCAGCGCCAACGTTTGCAACAAACTGGAGGTGCTATTAACAATGTAATGACTGGCGGCGCATTGCGAAACATTCAGACGCGCCAACGGGGAGTCAGGGGTCAGACAGAAGCTGCAAGTGCAGCCACTCCAGCATTCTTAACGGCGTTGCCCCTGATGTTCGGAATGGGGCAAAGCGAATTAACGAGTCGCCTCTCTGGCCTTTACGGTCAGCAATACAGGGCTCCAAGAATGGGCACTGGCGTCCCTAATCAGTTTGCACAAATCATTCAATCTCTAGCAGCCTCGCGCAGTGCCCTGAGCGCAACTGGTGGCGTCGATAGTCGGTTGTTTACTGGCGGTGCTCGTAATCCAGGTCTTAGCGCTTCTGGATACATTGGCCGCTCTGCGTTATCTGCTGGTTATGTGAATTATCCGCCGGGCATGCCTTCCGCCTATGCAACTAGTTTTATGGGGAGCACAACAGGTGGCTATGGAATGGCTCCTGCACGCAGACAAGGCCCCACCTTGCCAGTGAGGGGAATCTTCTCTGCTTCTAGTGGATCTCTTGGTCAGTTCCCTGCATCCCCGATGATGGGGGGAGGCTTTGGTGCTGGCGCCGGTTCGTTTGTGCCAATGGAAGGTGGACGTAGTGTTAATAGTTTCGCTGAATCACTTTCCGCATTAACTGGTCGCGTAAAAGATGCTGCGACTGCCGTAAAGCGTCAATTGTTTCCGACTTTTGGTGATTTACGAGCAGAACTAATAGGCATTAACAGGTCTGTTTCTGTTGCCTCCAATGCTCAAGGTAATCGCTTTTATGGCAACTATATGAAGAAGAGCGGACAAATTGGAATGTACGATTTTCCAATGAGTGGCATGATGGGGCCTTCATCTCCTCTTGGGCGCATCACAGCTCAAAGCAGTATGTTTGGAGGCGGTGGTATGCAGCCTCCCGGAGGAGGCGGCGGCGGGGGAGGACGATTTGGCGGCTTTGGCGACGCGATGGGATTTGGGCCAACTCCAAGCCCTATTGACCTTCGTTTATTCCAGCAGGCTCGCCTTCCATTGACAGGAGCCATTGCAGAACTCACTAGCGAATTTGCGAACGCAACTAAACAAGTGCTTCTGTTTGGTACGGCTTATAAAGCACTTGCTTTCTTTATGAATCTTCCTGGCGAAGCATTTGAAGCCGCGAAAGCTTTGGCTACATATAAAAACCAATTGCAAGCTGTAACTTCTGAATCAAATACTTTTGAGCAGTCATTTGCTTTTGTTGACGGATTAGCTCAACGATTTAACGTGCCGCTGGAAAGCGCCAGACAAGGCTTTGTGAAGCTTTATGCATCCATGGAACCCGCCGGATTTGGACAGGGGCAAATTGAAAATCTTTTTGAGGGAATTTCCAAGGCAACAGCAGCTTTTGGCTTGAGCGCTGACAAGGTTGATCGTGTTAATTATGCTTTTGCTCAAATGGCCAGCAAAGGGCAAATCATGAGCGAAGAATTAAAGGGTCAGCTTGGTGATGTCCTCCCAGGCGCACTCGCATTATTTGCTGAAGCGGCTCAAATGGAAATTCCGGAATTCGGCAAGGCGATGGAAGATGGCGCGTTCCAAGGCGATGCAATGCGTCAAGTATTGGACAATGTAGCCGTGCTAATGAATACCAAGTTTGGACCAGCAGCGCAAAATGCAGCAAAAACGCTGCAAGGTGCTTTGAACCAAATGCAAAATAATCTAAAAAGAATGTATGAAAGTCTGTCTCCCTTTGTGGATCAATTTGCTGCCGCATTTGGCCCGCAAGTTAATTCGTTAATTAATGATGTTACAAGTGTTATAAAAGCTCTTACTGGTAGTTTTGCTGACAATTCTGACATTTTGTCTACGCTTTCACCTCGCGCGGAAGCTTTGTACAACGCTTTTCGATTAATTGGTCCATCTGTCGTAAATGCAGTCAAGAATGTTGGAAGCTTTATTTCTTCATTACAGATACTTGTTGGACCTCTGTTTGCTGTCACCAAGGGTCTGCTTGATTTTATTTCCTTGCCTGTAGCCGCAAGAGTTGGACTATATGCAGTTATTATTGCGTCGTTAAATGGTGCTTTTCAATTACTAGCACGCACTGGAATTTTACAGGCAACCGTTGCGATGGTTAGATTCTTGGCAACGCTAAACATTGCTCAAATCAATGTTTACATTGCTGGTATTAGGACAGTAATTGCAGTGCTAGCCAGTATGATAACCACTGTAAATGTAGCGACAATCGCAGTATTGGCATTAAAGGTGGCTGTTGGTGGTATTGTTGTAACTGCGGTATTAGCAGGTCTTGACATGCTGGCTCAGCGTCTGTTTAATATCGGAGACGCAGCAAATAAAAGCAAGGGAAGCGTTCGTGAGTTAATGCAAGAATTGGATCGAATCGCTGGGTCTGCTGATGTAGAGGCTGGAACAAAGGCTTATTTAGATGCAAACACCAAGCTTGCTATAGCAAGAAAAGCCAATCAAAAAGCACTCGAGGATCTCGCGAAAGCACAAGAAACAGGATCAGGATCTGGCGGTTTAGGGCTTGGAGTGGATGCCGCGAAGCGCAGGGCGGATCAAACTTATGCTGATCTGCTACAGGCTCGTAGAGAAGTAAACGCCGCACGCAAAGCTAGAGATATTGCTGTGCAGCGACAAGAGGAGGAGCGACAACGCACACAGCAACAATTGAAGCCCATTGATCTTTCTGCAGGAGAAGACAAAACAAAAGCTGCTGCTGCTCAGAGCTTAGAAAGCTTAGAGAGCCTCCGCGATCAACTTGCCAAGGCCCGCATGGAAGGCGATATGGAGCGGGCGAAGATTCTGTTTGAATATCAAAAACGCCTCGATGAACGACGTTTTGAATTGCAAGAATCCGGCGCTAATGATGTCCAAAAAGCTGGTATCAAACTTGCAAAAGATTTATTTGATGTGAGGATGCGCCTGGAAGAGCAAATTTTCAATGCTGGACAAGCCATTACAAGAGAGGCAGGCAGTGTTGCTCCAGGAAGCCGCCCGCCTCGTGCTCCCAAAGGACAGTCACCATACGCCACTGCCGCCTCTACTCAGTATGGTCCCGGTGCGCATCAAAATACGATGATTGGCCAAACCGTTGGGGCACTTCCTGGAGAGCGTCCTGTTTCGGGGAGCGAACGTCGGGATATTGTTGCCGCCGAAAAAACGGTACAAACAACCAAAACGGAAACTCTTCGCTTGACTTTGGCACTGCGAAACGCTGAGGCCGATTACGCCCAGGTTATTAAACAAAATTTTGACACGATTTTCCCAGTTGCTCAATTGCAGCTTCAAAATCAATTATTGGCCGCAAGATATCAACTAGAGCTACAGGGAGTACCGAAAGAGGCTATCGATGCACAAATGGCAATTGCAGAAGCACGGGCCAAAGGCATTGAAATGCAGAAGAAATTGGACGAAGAGCTCACGATTGCCACAGCAGCAGTTGAAAAATACAATGCAATACAACAGGATGGAACGCAATTAACAAAAGAGCAAACATATGAACTAAAAAATGCCGAGGCCTTTATAAATGCTTATTCCGCGTCCGCAGGAAAAGCTGCTGCTCAAGTCAAAGAATTCACTATTGCGCAATTGGAAAGTGCCATTGCGACAATGAAGCAAGCTGATGCACTTAAAGCATTACAAGAAACATCGGAACGCATTAATCAGTCAGTGGAGGGCGTTACCAGTACTTACAAGGATATGTTCAAAGAAATTGCCAAGGGCGGCGATTCGGTGGATGCGCTCAAAAAAGCGCAAGAAGCTTTAGCTGATCAAGCCTTGACAATGTTCTTTGACTTTGCAATGCAGCCAGTCGAGAAGTTCTTTAAGGACCAATTAGGGGCAATTTTTGGGGTGCCGGATGAAGAGGCGAAGCGACAAGAACAGCTTACCGCCATGGAAAAACAGCTTGCGGAATTAAAGGCAGCCCGTGAAACTCAACAAAAAATTGATAAAAACGTTGAGAAAATAGCAAATGGAGGCGAGGGAGCCGCTCAAAGTGCACCCGCATCTCTACCTGGCGTTTCGTCGCCATTAGCGCTTCCTGGAGCAACGGGAGGCTTGTCGTCATTCATTGCTGGTCAATCAGGCACTGCAATTTCCTATGCAGGGGCAACGCCCGCCACTGGCACCGGCATGGGAAGCATTGGTTCCTACGATTGGTCTACGGCTACTGAAAACCTAGATGCGGCAACAAAGAGTGTTGCAGAAACTGTTAACGAGACAGCGAAAAAGACCGATGAGGCCAATGTTAATTGGCAGGAAGCTTTGGGCAAGACTGTTCAAGGTATTGGTATCGCTGCTGGTTCCATTATGGGAATTATGGCTGGCATCAAGCAAATTGAAGAGGGTGGCACTTCTAATGTGCTGGGAGGTATTGGAAGTATTCTCCTGAGCGTTGGTGGGGCAATTGGAGGATTTGCAAGCATGTTTAAACCTGCCGCCGCAGCCAATGGCGCGGTATGGAGCGGAGGATTTCGTGCATTTGCCAATGGTGGCATGGTAACTGGCCCCACTCTCGGCCTAATAGGTGAAGGGCGTTACAACGAAGCCATTGTTCCTCTTCCCGATGGCAAGAGCATTCCAGTGCAAATGCGTGGTCAACAATCTTCTCGCGATCTTCTTTCCAATGGAGCCACAAGTCAACAATCTTCCCCCGTGCTTTCCATGAGCTTCCAAACTACTAAATTTGGCGACAGGGAATACGTGGATGTGGCACAGCTTCAAGCAGCAATGGCTGAAACTCGTAAAATGGCTGCTCGTGACGGTGCCAATCGTGGAGCTTCGCTAGCCTTAGACAAGCTTCAGAATTCTCCTTCTGCTCGTCGTAAAGTGGGTATGCGTTAATTATGGCAGACTTTCCTTCTAACGTTTCTCCCGCCCGCAAAGTGGATGACATCAAGGCGAATGATGCCATTCGCCCCACGTCTCGTCGTTTTACGATGGGCATCTATCCAGTGAAAGCTTATACAAGCTTGTCTGGTAAGACTGTTCGCAGAAGTTTTGGCAATAAAGCATCGGGCTATACGCTTGAACTAACGTTTGAAAACGTGGATGAAGGTGTGCTTAATACTATTTTTGATCACTACCATGGTCAATATGGCTCCACCGAAGGATTTCGCATACCAAGGGAATTGTTTTCTGGTTACAAAAAAGATGCAACGTTCGATAACTTTCGCACTATTCCCAATGTGCAATGGTTTTATGCTGATTCCCCGCAAATAGAAAGCACCGTGTTAGCACTTAGCACTATTTCCATTACTTTCATTGGAGACTTGGTATGACGACCATTCGCGCGGCTCAATTTTTTGAGCTAATTATGTACGACAGCGATGGCAATAAGACCAGTACAAACTACTATCAGAACTATTTTATTGGTGAAACGAAGCAAGTTCCAGGAAGTAATGTAAGGTATACTTTTGCTCCATTTCGCATTGAAGGAACTGTAGCCAATCTTGGCGGAGATAATGCAATGATGCAGCTTTTGCTACCAAATGATGCATTTGCTATGCGCATTGTGGAGCAAGGCAATGGAAACAGGCTAAGTCGTCTCACCTTGACCACTTACTGGCTCAATGCCATTAATGCATTCACAGGCGCATCATATAGAGAGCAGTATATTGGCATTGGCTCTGCCTTTTCGGACACCACCATTGAACTGCGATTTAGAAGTTCAATGGATAGCGTGGGAGGGCAGTTTCCTCGTGCTACGTTCTCCCGCAGCTTAGTTGGACCATTGCCGACAAGTGCGGAAATTTCACTGCGATGAGCTTTGTTTGTTTCAATGATTTAATTGGTCTTCCGTATCAATGGAGGAAGAAGCCTGATGAAGGGGCCACTGATTGCCTGCAGTTAATGAGCGAAGCAAGAAGGAGGCTTGGCCTTTATGACTATTCGCAAGATTTCGAATGGATATACGAGAAATGGGAAGAAGAGAAATTTCCTGGTGCAATGATTGCAAGATGGATGAAAGAAAATGCAGATCAGTGCGATGCTCGCATTGGGGCAATGGGCTATTTATGCGGCAACACTGGAGGGCTGGCCTTGGGCACAGTTGTTGATGACGATGGTTTTCTTTTCATTTCAGCAGGGGAGAAAGTTGTAAGGGCGAAGTTGTATAATTTACCTAGAATACGTCTTTATTGGGGCAAGAAGGATGGCGGGGAATAGTTCTAATGATCGCCCGCTGCTTCCTTATGAACATGGTTTAATTGAAGCGCTCGGTGTAACGAAGCAAGAATATCTGGATTTTGTTTGTGCAAAGCAAGAATATATTGACGCAAAACAAGGCAGTGTCTTGGATGTCAGAAATGAAGTGGGTACCATTGCTTTAGTCCTTACGATTATCGGCACTATCTTGCAAGTGGCGGCAGCATTGCTTGCTCCACAGCCAGAACAACCGAGAGGGCAAGGACGCAACACTAGAGAGCAGCGTGCAGTGCCGCGCTTTGGATTCAATGGTGTTCAAGAAGTATCTCGCTATGGAGAGCCAGTGGGGCTTGTCTATACGAACACGGATCAAAACCGTAATGGTGGCGTCAGGCTTTCTACGTTGCTTCTGTGGAGCGCCGTATTGAGCTATGGCGGCTCACAGTTCATGCAGCTCATGCTTTCCATCGGAGCATCCACTGTTGAAGAGATCAAGCCTGAGCGTACTGCAGTGGGTCAGCTTCCTTTTGATCAAGTGGTGAGAAGCAAAGCATGGCTGTACTTTAGTGATAACGGCCCCACCACTTACCAGGATTTCACTCTCATTGGAGACATTTCTGTCAATGCCTTCAAAGAAGATCCCACGTGGTATGGCAACTCTGCAAATGTTACAACTGCTGCATTGTCTCATGCCAAGGTCAATAAGAAAGGCTTTAGCCAATCTTATGCTCCCACTACTAGCAACACTTGCAGCATCACTGGCATTGTTCCCATCCGCCCAAAAGCAATTGAACTAAAAGGTAATGGAGGACGAGATCCCAGTGATTTTGTTCCCATTTCAATTAGTGGCACTCAAGGATATTGGGAAGGGACAAATAATCGACCTAACTTTCCAAAGGATGGAGAAATTGTTGTCACTATTGCTAGTACCACTAGCAATAGCTTGAAAGGGGCAGACGGTCGCGAAGCCATTGAAAGCATCTTGAGGAATGCAGCGGCAGTATTTGATGATGGGTCTTTGTATAAACTTGGCGGGGCTATTTTTAGGGCAAAGAAAGTGGCCTACACGGATGATAGGCGCGGAGAAATTGAATTTAGTTCTCTCAAGGCCACATTAGTTTGTGAAACGTCGGGGCCG